CTCGACGGGACTCTCGAAGGAATCGACATCTCACCGTACATTCAGAGCCTTACTATCAATAGGGGTAGGTCGGATCAGTTCTCTTCGTTCCGAGCCGGGACTTGCACGATCGTCCTGAACAACAACGATCGACGATTCGACCCGATCAACGAAGACTCACCCTATTGGGATATCACGACGAACAAGAGCGGAGTCACCCCACGCCGCCGAGTAGAGATATCGTCAGGCAGTACCGCCCTATTCACGGGACGGATAACAGACATCGATATCGCATATGACTTCAACCTAAGTACGGCGACGATTACCGCATCAGACGACTTCGTACTCTTAGCCAATGCGTTCACGGGAGCGGCAAGCACCCCTACCGCCGAACTATCGGGTGCGAGAGTTTCCCGAATACTCGATCTTCCCGAAGTGAACTTCCCGGCTCTAACTCGAAACATCGATACGGGTACGGCGACACTCGGCAACTATCAGATAGCGGAGAACACGAACGCCGCAGGATATCTCAACCGTGTAGCCGAATCCGAACAGGGACTGTTCTTCGTAAAGGCAGACGGCGTACTCCGTTTCACCGATCGAGTATCGGCAGCGTTCTCGTCACCCGTCGCTACCTTCTCCGATGACGGGACGGGTATCGCATATCAGGGACTAGCCACTATCTACGGGCAAGAGTTTCTTTATAACCGAGTTCAGGCGACGACCGAGACGGGTACGGTTCAGTCAGCGGACGATACGGCAAGCCAGACGGAGTTCGGAGTCTCGACGCTCTCTATCGACAACCTGCTGCTCTCGACGGATGCCGCCGCTCTGACTCTCGCCCAAGACTTACTCGATCTCTATAAGCAGCCCGAATACCGATTCGATGATCTCCGCCTAGTCGTCTCCGCTATGACCGTACCTAACCGAACGCTGGTCTGCGGTTTGGATATGGGCAGCGTTATTACCGTCAAGCGAACCTTCTCGACGGGTAGCCCGGCCGTAGTCGAAGAACAATACGCCATCGAAAGAATCACCCATCAGATACTTCCCGACCGTCACATCGTCACGCTCGGACTCTATGTTGCCGATCTCGTATATCCGTTCACCCTGAACGATCCAGTGTACGGCGTATTAGATGCCGACAATGCGGTGACCTGATAGCATCATTCCGACTATGGCGATTACAGGCACGAAACTTTGGGCGAGTGGCGATGTCGTCACAGCCGCAGATGTGAATCAGTATCTGATGCGTGGCGTGAAAGTGTTTGCAGATTCGACCGCTAGAACGAACGCATACGGCGGTGCTGGTGAACCGACTCTCGAAGAAGGTGAAGTTGCGTATCTTCTCAGCGATAACACGGTGTATGTGTATGACGGTTCAGCGTGGAAGGCTGTCGGTGTCGCTTCCATTATTGACGCTAAGGGCGATCTGCTAGTTGGTAGTGCTGATGACACGGTTGCGAAGCAGACGGTTGGTGCGAATGGCACGGTTCTTATGGCTGATAGCGGTCAGACGAACGGCATCGTGTGGACTGAGCAGTCTTTGGGTTATCGGAATGTTGTTATCAACGGTGCGATGCAGATCGCACAAAGAGGAACATCGGTAGCGAGCATTACGACAGATGGCTACAAAACTGCCGACAGGTATGTAACCCAGATTGCTTCTCTCGGTACTTGGACACAGAGCGTTGAGAATGATGCGCCGACAGGTTCGGGTTTCCGTAAATCGCTAAAAATGCTTTGCACAACCGCAGACGCTTCTCCCGCATCTAGCGACTACATCATTTTGAGCCAATTTTTTGAAGGTCAGAATGTGCAACAGTTCCTCAAAGGCACTGCATCAGCAAAACAATTCACGCTGTCGTTTTGGGTGAAATCAAATGTGACAGGTACCTACATTGTCAATTTGCGTGACCTTGACAATTCCCGCAATGTTGGTGCTTCTTACACCATCTCTGCATCGGCAACTTGGGAAAAGAAAACGATTACGTTCCCTGCTGATACAACAGGTGCTTTTGACAATGACAACGCTGGTTCTTTGCGTTTGACATTCAATCTTGCTGTCGGCTCTCAATTCTCATCGGGAACACTTCAAACCACTTGGGGTTCGGTTACTGATGCGAACATTGCTGTCGGTCAAACGAACCTTGCCGCCGCTACGAACAACTATTGGCAAATCACAGGCGTACAACTAGAAGCAGGTGCGGTAGCGACACCGTTCGAGTTTGAGGACTACGGCGTGACACTCGCCAAATGCCAGCGGTACTATTGGCGACAAGGTGGCGACGGTACCGTGTTATGCAATGTTGCTGCCTACACTTCAACCGCAGTTTATGGCGTCCTGCAACCAAAAGAAACGATGAGAGCAACTCCAACTTTGGAGCAAGTATCAGGGACAAACTACTTCACCTTCCTGTCAAACAACACTTCAGATTTCTTCGATTCAATCGGAGCGATAAGTGACGCAAACGTAGAATCCGTGAGAATTGATGTCACTTCTGGTATTTCTGCGGTGCAAGGTCATGCAGGTTGGATACGAACCGCAAACGCCAATACGAGCGTCGCATTGTTGGCGGAACTGTGAGCAACATGAACTACTACATCGTCACCACCGACAACGGCTTCTGCATCAAATTGGTGAAAGAAGGCGGAATCATTTTGCTCATCCCACCCGACCCCGCCAACACTGATTATCGGGCGTATCTTGCTTGGGTAGCGGAAGGTAACACCGCCGAAGAATGGCAGCCTGCTACCGAAGTAGCGGAATGACTACCTGAGTAGCGATCGACGATGAACATCGAACTCAGCAAGCAGCAGAAAGCGGCTCTCTCTTCCTACGGTCGGAGCGTTCTCGGAGCGGTTCTCGCCGTCGCCGCTACGGGAAACTACGCAGCCGACGATCTTCTCAAAGCGGCTATCGCTGCGGCTCTTCCGCCGCTACTCCGCTGGGCGAATCCGAATGACCCTGCGTTCGGACGGGTAAAGAAGAAGTCTCGCCGTTCGTGAAAGCGAGACGCTACACGGGAACGAATGACGGTATTGCGAACGGTCGTCGTCCCGGCCTAACGGCGTTCATCTCGGAGATCGAGAAACTAAGCGGCGGTGCGCTCTGGAATAACGGCGACTTTGTTGTGCGTAACAAGCGTGGGAAAGAATCGCTCTCGGTTCATTCGACGGGTCGTGCGGTCGATATGTCGTGGCGGCATATCCGAAGTATCGGTAAAGGTTCTGAGTCTCGTGGAGTTCCGAACGGTAGGCAAGCCGCCCTAATGGTCTGTCGTGTGCTTGTGCGGAACGCTGATCTTCTCGGAGTAGAACTCGTGTTGGATTACTTCCCTGAGCCGCACGGTCGTGGCTGGCGTTGCGACAGGCGTGGCTGGATTCGTTACGACATTCCGACTCTCGGCGGTGCGCCGGGCGGAGACTGGCTACACATCGAGATAACACCTGAGATGGCTGACGACCCGAAGAAGGTTCGGGAATCGTTCTCTAATCTGCCGCCGCTCAACTAGGGTGTGTGACCGTGACTACGCCCGTAATCGTCGCTCTTATTACGGGTGCGTTCGGAATCGTTATCGCTCTTATTCAGTCCGCTCGTAAAGAGAACAAAGAAGATCACGCAGTTGTGGCGAACAGCCTGAAACAGATTCACAAAGATATCCACCGTGTCGGAGAGAAAGTCGATCGACATATCGAGTGGCATATAACAGGGGAGAACAATGGCAGGACTAGCCGACGAGATCAAGTCTGAACCTTCCGAGAATGGTGGAGAGAAACGGCGGAAGATTTGGCAGATAGCGGCGACTCTCGATAAAGAAGATCGAGCAGCGTTCGTAGATGCGCTCAACGACTTCTCGGTGCCGGGAGCGACGATTCGGCGTGTTCTCGCTAAGCGTGGAATCCGTCTAAGCGAATCCGTTATCAGCAACTATCGGAACGGTCACTATGGGACTCTCTGACGAACTCTCCGCCGCTAACGGCGAGCAGCACCGTATCGACTTGGCTCGTTTGAAACGGGAACGGGACGCTGCTACGAATGAGAACTCTCGTCTCGTCGAACAGATAGAGCAACTACGGCGTACTCTCGATCTCGTCGAGCGAGTCGAATCCGCTCGACTAGCACCGATCGAATGGGCTGCTCCCGATAAGCCCGTAAAGAAGTCGTCGGCAACGCTCGTCCTAATGCTCTCCGACCTACATCTCGACGAAGTAGTAGAGCCAGCGGAAGTCGATGCGCTGAACGCATACAACCGTGAGATCGCCCGGCTACGACTCCGCAGACTCGTCGAGAACACGGTCAAACTCTCCCGTCACTATCTCGCAGGTATGAAGTATGACGGCTGCGTAATCCTTCTCGGTGGCGACATCTTCTCTGGCGATATCCACGAAGAACTGAAAGAAACGAACGAAGACACGATGCTCGGTTCGCTCTTGTTCTGGGCGGAAGAACTCGCATCTAGTTTCGATCTCTTGGCGGACGAGTTCCGTCGAATCCATATCGCTGCGGTAGCAGGGAATCACGGTCGGACTACCCGTAAGCCGAGAGCGAAACTACGGGCGAGAACGAACTTCGACTGGCTGCTAGCGAAGATGTTGGAACGGCATTTCGCAGGGGACAAGCGACTTACTTTCGATGTTCCTGAGTCGAGCGATGTTCTCGTTTCTATCTACGATTCGAAACACTTGCTTACGCACGGAGATCAGGCGCACGGCGGCGGCGGTATCGGCGGTATCTATCCACCGATTATGCGGCTACGGGCAAGGAAAGCGCAGCGATATCTTGCGGCCGGGTCATCGTTCGATACCTTGTGGCTCGGTCATTGGCATCAGTATCTTCCTTCTCCGACGCTCGTAGTGAACGGCTCGATGAAAGGCATCGACGAATACTGTTTCGTAAACAACTTCGGTTATGAGCCGCCGCAGCAGGCTCTCGCTATCGTCGTCCCTGAGAAGGGAATAACGATTCAGGCACCGATCTTCTGCGCTGATAGGAAACGGGAGAAGTGGTGAGCGAGATCGACCGAACGAAAGTCGTCGTCGTGTGGCACGATGCGCACTCGGTCGGTGACGGCTGGTGCGAACTCTCCGATATTGGTGACGAGCCGTGCGTCGTGGAGACGGTCGGTTGGCTGTTAGCGGAACGGAAGGAAGGGCATATCGTCGTGGCTCAGTCGATTACGAGCGATGACGGGCTTGACTCGGTTCTCTGTATTCCAGTAGGAATGGTGAAGAGCGTTACTGCGCTCTGATGGCTTGCCCGTCGCTGCTTCCCCTTCGGCGTGTACGGGCTAGGTGGTCGGGTGCGCAAGCACCCGACTACCGAAGTCGTGGGTGTGGCTTACCGCAGCGGCAGCGTGTTTCGTTCGGCTGAATCTCCGACGCACACGACGAACAATAACTCGGTCGGCGGAGACGATCTTCTCGTCGGCGCATACCTTTATCGTGAGCGGCAACGATGTGATTCAGGTGATCGGTAATCGTCGGGAAGGATTCGCCGCAGTAGCCGCAGATTCTTTCGGGCTTACTCATCGTCGTCTTCTCCGAGCGTTACGACATCGCCGTCCCAGATTCGCTTAGAGCCGTAATCTTCGCCGTCTCCGAGAGCGATAAAGAGAGTCGGTTCGTCGTCTTCGATTACGGTCGTGAGTTCCTGAATGTCGGTGACGAGCGGATAGTTCGGTTGGAACGCCGCTCGGACTTCGATGTCTCCGTAGAACTCTTCGATCTCGGAGAGTTTCTCTATTAGTTCCCTGATATTCATACCCTTCGTCCCTTCGTTAGGTCGGCGGTTGCCGACGAAGCAAGCCTAACCGAGACAGATAACAAGAGCCAGTTATCCACATAGCCAGCAAACACGGGACTATCGGGAAGACTTACTTCGCTACACCCGTCCGCTTTACTCGACGGAACTAACCGACAGAAGGGAAACACAATGAGTAAGAAACTCGTCCGACATATTCCGAAACCGCCACACGGTTCTCTCGACTGGCTAATGATCCGTCACCGAGACGAGAACGGTCGCTGCGTACTCGGAGCGTCCGACGCACCAGCACTAATGAAAGCGTCATCATTCACGAGTCGAGCCGATCTCTTCTATAACAAATCGACCCGGCCGCAAGTCACGGAGACGAGCGAAGCGATGAATGTCGGCAACATCTTGGAAGGTGCGCTCGTCGCTGAACTCGGTCGCCGTCTCGGCAAAGAGATGATCACACCTAACACGATGTACGGGCGAGATCGTTTCGTCGTCACGCTCGATGCCGTCGCCGTAAGCAACAAAGAACCGCTCGTCATCGGAGAAGTAAAGACGACTCGCCGCCACCGAATCTCGTCGCTCAATGATGTGCCAAACGAATATCTCTGGCAATGTTGGGCGCAGATGCTCGTCGTCGATCGACCCGTCTATCTGATCGTTCTCGACAAAGATATGATGATCTCACACTTCGAGATTCCGAGAAACGAAGAAGCACTCGAAACGCTCGCCGCCGAATCGGAGACTTTCTGCCGAGCCGTCGATGAGCAGGACGAGAAGATGCTTCACGGACTAATCGACGAACTCTCCGCCGAACAAGTCGCCGCTCTCGTCAAACCTCAACCGAAGACGATCGACATAAGTACCGAACAATACGACTGGATTCGGGAACTAGCGGACGCACGAGACTTACGGCGACAAGCCGAACAGTTAGAGCAGGCGGCGAAGGATCACATCGCTCGCTTTATGCTCGACGCTGAGATCGCAACACACAACGGGACGAAGGTTCTGACTTGGAAAGAACAAGCCGGGCGTTCGTCACTCGATATTGCGAGACTGCGACAGGAACACCCTGAACTCGTCGCAGCCTTTACTAAGCAGGGAGAACCGAGCCGTGTAATGCGGCTCTCAAACACGAAGGGACACTAACCGTTATGTCATTTGACCTATCCAACTATGTCGATGTGGCGACACGCATTCGACAACTCCGAGAGAAACACCCAGAAGCAGTGCTTCGCCCAGCGAATCCTGCTGAGCCGTTCCGAATCGTCGAGATCGGTGGGCGAGAGTTCATTATCTACACGGCTGCTTGCTACCGCTCTCCGAGCGATCCGATGCCAGCCATCGCTGTCGCCGCCGAACCCGTTATCGGTTCGTCTTCGTTCACACGCAACAGCGAAGTAATGAACGCCGAGACTTCCGCTTGGGGACGGGCGATTATGGCTGCTCTCGCCGTCGATGAACCGCACATCGCTAGTCGGGAAGAAGTCGAGAACCGACGCAACGATCCTGCCACGCAGAAAGTCGTCGAACAAGCGATACGGGAAGTATTCCCTGAATCTGAGACGGTCGCTCCGAATCACCCGACGAACCGAGAACCGCAGGGAACTACGAGACTCGCCGCCGTTGCTTCGCAGAAACAACTAAACCTGATGAAGAAACTGTTTCGGGAGCGTGGCATCGTCGAGATGAACGAACACGCCGCCGATGTTCTCGGCAAGCCCGTCGAATCGCTCTCGGCATTGACGACGAAGGAAGCGTCGAAGGTGATCGAGTCGCTAATGAACGGCGGCTGACCGTGAAGTATCGAGAATGGGAAACCGCTACGAGTCTTCTCTTCGAGCAACGAGCAACGGATCGTCTCGCTACCTATTGGCGTGGTCGGATTCTCCCGGCCGCTCAATACGAATCATTCGACCGAGTTCTCTGCGATACGGACGGAAGTACGGCTGCGCTCTTAGAGATAAAGGTTCGACATTACGAACTCCGCTACTTCGTAGCGCACAAATATATGTTGAGCCTGAGCAAGGTTCGTTCGCTCCGAGCGGCGGCTAAACAGCGGAACGCTATTCCGCTCGTGATGGTCGTATGCGAAGACGACGACTTTCTTCTCGATCTTCGGGACGAATCAGGGACGAGTATTCGAACGGTGAAACGGATCAACGACCGCTGGTATGACGAGACGAACGGTGAAACGATCTGGCAGCCCGAAGAGATGATGCTGTTTAGCGGCTCTCGATTCCTACCGCTCTTTACTTTGCCGAGCCTGCTATGAAGAACTGGCGGCGTGAGGCGGCGTGTATCGGCGTACCGCACGAAGTCTTCTTCCCGACCGAACGCAAGTTCACATCTAAGACTTGGCTGAGAGCAAGGTTCTACTGCTCGATATGCCCAGTTAGAGAAGAATGTCTAGCGGTCGCTCTCGCCGTAGATGTCAGCGAAGATCGTTGGGGTATGTTCGGCGGTATGACTCCGAGCGAACGCAGATGGCATCGTCGTAAAGCCGGGAGAACATCGTGAGTTTGTTCGACGAAGACGAGTTCCCTGACTTCGAAGAACTCTCGGTCGGTGAACCGCAGAACGATTCCTATGGGGCAGTCTGCGGAATGCTGACTGAACACATCGTCGATTCTGACCGACTAAACCGCTGGCTACTCGGACTTATGATCGTTTCTCTACACGAACTAGATGCGCTCGATATAACGCTGAGAGACGCTCTCGATGCAATAACGATGATGAACTATTCAGATATGGCGATTAGCGGATTCGATTCTATGAATACGCTTGTCGGCGTTACTAAGCAAGCAAGGAAGCGTCGTGGGCGAAGAACGGAAGGGTGAATGTCAGGGTCGTCAAGATCGCTGTTCTCTCGAAGGCTGCCCGAAGTTCGGGCTACTCGGAAGAGTCGGTCGTGACGGAAAGCGGCGAGTGAAAGGCTGCGGTGATCCCGTTGCTCGTGGAAAGCGGAATCGTTCGAAGGGTGATTCGAAAGCGAGACGGGCGAGAAAGATGCTCGGTATCGCTGGTGCGAATACTCGTCACGAAGAGTTATGGGGTGGTGCGTTCCGTGTCGAGATAAAGGCCGGGTCACAGATCGAACCGATAGCGACTAGATACCGTTCCGCTCGTAGTCAGTCGGAACAGCATCGAGCGGTTGGTGATATCCGTCCGTTCGTTCTCGTCGCTATGCCCGATGGTGAGAGCGACGGACTCTGCGTTCTACGACTATCGGATATGGGCAACCTAGTATCGCTACTCCGAGAATCGGGTGTTATCTAAGAAGAAGGGAAACAAATGAACGGGAGACATCTCGTTTCGTTATTCAGCGGTGTAGGCGGATTCGAGTATGGATTTGAGCAGGCTGGATTCGAGACGGTGTATCAGTGCGAGATCGACGATAAGTGTCGGAGCGTTCTTCGCCGTCACTTTCCGAAAGCGCAACAGTGGTCGGATATCTCGACGCTTACGGGAAGGCAGATAGCAGACTCGATCTCCGCTCGTGGAGTCGGTGCCGATGTCGTTGTGTGGGGTAGCCCGTGCCAAGACTTATCGGTGGGCTATGTGAACAAGATGCGGAAGGGACTCGACGGAGAACGGTCGGGACTGTTCTACGAAGGTATGCGAGTTATAAAGGAACTACGAAAGGAAACGAACAATGAATATCCAAGAATCTCTGTTTGGGAGAATGTCGCAGGCGCACTCTCTTCCAACAAAGGTGCTGACTTCGGGAGAGTTCTCGACGAGATGGCAGAAGCAGGGTCGCTGGTCGTCGAGTGGCGAGTCTTGGATGCACGATTCTTCGGAGTCCCCCAACGGCGAAGAAGAATCTTCGTCGTCGCTGTCTTCGATAGTTCAGCGGCAGGGCGATGTGTCGAACCGATATTCCCTATCAGCGGAATGTTGCGTGGGACTTCTTCGGAGAGCGGCGGAACAGCGCAGGGCGATTCCGAAGGGTCTGATCGAAGCGACGAACTCGTGGCTAAATCATCTTCGGGAGACGAACCGATAATCGTCGGCGGACTTTCTGCCCGTGACTGGAAGGGTGTAAGTAGTCAGTATGT